TTTTGGCAAGGTTACATTTTTTACAATCATGCCAAGCTCTTGTGCACTGGTGTTGCTCACACTGCTGATCAAGGGATTGAAATCAAACTCAACATAGAATAAAAATCCGTATTTGGGACTGAGTCTAAAATTGCCATCAACAAATATACGTGACGCATGTTGGTAATCACGAACAGCCACTGTCTGCAGTTTGGTGAAGACATCATACTGCATTTGACTGGGAGTCAATAACGGGGTAATGGAATTGGTCCAGTCGTTGGTGTTAAGATTGGTTACAGGCATAGTAATATTTATCAAAAGAAAAACCCGGATTTTTAAGTCCGGGTTGTCGCTGAATCTAAACTAGATTAGTTTACTGTGCCTAGTCCGTTAGGTACCAAGGTCTGGCTGATAACTGTTGTACCAACACCACCACCCACTGTTTGGATAGCATTGTCAAACTTGATGTTTAGTGCAATACGAACATCTTCATTGGTACCATAGTTCATGTCACCGTAGTCAACTTGACTCAAGAAGCAACCATCCAGTTCCCATGCTTCTAGCACATTGACTGTTGTAGTGCCATTGCCACCATCAAGCATTTCAAATAGCAACTGGAACTTGTAGTCAATACCACTTGGAGCACTTGCCTGCTCTAAGAAGTCAAACTGCTTCTGCACCTGTTGTCCAACCAATCTACTGACTGCACCGGTTGCATCATCACGTAGATTCACTGTGGTTTCTTGCCACTCTGGTTTGCCTTGTAGGAAAACTTTACTGTTGTAAACATCCAGTGTGATTGGATTGAAGTTGACGCTGGGACGCTTGATATCAACCACTTGTTTGGTCAATTCAGTTGTTGTTTTATCTACGCCAAAATTGATGAAAGTAGCACGAAAGCGATACTTTAATTTTGGCATTAGCAGACCCTGGCTAGTAGCACTTTGGCTACTGTTTAGGGGTATTGTGAAGTTACTTAAACTTGCTACTGGCATTATATTCTCCTGTTACTATTATTTATGATTAGGTTGATGTGGTATTCAACTGGGCAATCGAACCAGGATTGTAAATTGCGATTGGAATGTAGATAAACTCTACATCGCGCATTGGTTCAATAGCAACGTCCACATACAATTGATTGTTGCTAATTGTATCAGGAGTATTATTGCTGGTATCACATATGACCAAGAAATCATATAAGCCACGTAGGGCCAGGATATTGCTCAGAGCGTTTTCAATTTGAGTTGATATTGACTTGCGTGTAACGCCGTCATTGGGCTCAAACAAGTAACCGTTAGCAATACTGTTGAATATTGTTCTTAGATAGTTTTCTAAACGAACAACATTGATACGATCACGTGCAGTTGTATCTGCACTGCGTGTCAATTGACCCCAAATCACTAGACCAGAACCTGGCAGTTGTGTAATTGGATTGATCTTTAATGTGAACAGTGCATCACGCAGGCCTTGGTTGATTGCATTGTGTACAAATTGTCCGCTAGTATTATCAATGTAACCAATATCGCTTAGGTTTGTCACTAGACCACGATTGACACCTGCTGGAGCAAACCATGGATGGCTCACATTGTCACTGTACAAGAATGTGCGTAGTGCAGCATGGCTTGCAGGAACAACAACTCGGTTACCACTCAAATCATTGGTTTGACCAGCTGGATAATACAGTGCCAAGTAAGGACTTGAACTGGCATCGCTTGGCAATCCATCGCCCTTGGTGTTGTTGACCCATGCAGTGATGTCTGTAACGTTTGGTGCTAGGTCCAATGGTGTGTCACCGATAACAAAAGCAGTATCGCCACGATTGTCATTTAGAGTCAACATGTTAGGGATCAGCTCTGGATAACCAGGAGCACAAATCAAGTTGAATCTATAAACTTGTGACAGTACATCTAGGTTACTGTCAATGGCACTTTGCATTGCATCCACGATCAAGGCACGTTGTGCGTGTGATCCGGCGTGCATCACATTTTTACTATCCACTCCACTTGCACTTACCCATGCATCTTTAACTGATGGCAGTGAAGTTGGTGCACCTGGCACTGGTGGTGTTGGCAAGTTAGGATATGCAGCTGCATTAAAGTAGTTGGGCACAAACTTCTTGACATTGTAACCGCTACGACGTGTGTTAAACAACAATGCGCCACGTGGTGCCAAACGATAGTCAGGAGCATCTAGATCAATGTAGTTGCTGGTCAACAAACTTGTGATAGCTGGCAGTGAGCCAGAAATCACATCAGTTGTACCTGATGTGTCCCAACGTGCATCACCAAAGATGATACCATTTGAGCTCACATGGTCAGTTTTGTCAATCGCAGACCATACTGGAGTTGCGCCACCAGTAGTGCAACGATATAGACTTGGGAAATTGGCCAAATCACTTGAATCCAACCAAATGTCACCTACTGATAAATTTGCGCCAGTGCTTTGACTTTGTGGTGCAGTTGTGCTGATGATAACACCGTTTGGATCTGTGTTTTGTAGATTGTAGCCGCGACTGTCATTGGCCACAGTTCTATAACCTTTCCAGCCATAACCATCATTGATCATGATGTCGATATCGGTTGGGTTACTGTAGTACCAGTAGGTTCCAGTTGCAGGAGCACTGTAAGGCTGACTGGCTTGATACTTGATTGTGGAGGTCACGTCACTGAAATTGGTGATGTAAACTGTGTTGTTGATAATGGTATAACCACTACCACCATTGGCATAGAAGCCAATGCCAGGCGAGCCTGAACCAGTACCCAGTGGGGTTCCACTGTTGTTTGACAATGTGATTACTCCACCTGAAGTATGACTGATTTGTAATGCTCCAGTTGCAGTCACTGATGCTGTTACATAAGGAATACTCTGTGATAAAATTTCAGTGACTACATCAGTTACTGATGCACTTGAGAAACTGCCAGTGGCTGGTAATGTGTACTGTGTAAATGAGCCAGTACCTGGAGTACTTGCATTCAAAGTGATTACACCAGTAATAGTTCCTGGAGTAGCGCCAGTTGCAGTTGCAACACCGCTGGCGTTACTAGCAAACAACTTCAATGAGTTTGCCGAACCATCATATGAATAATAGTCAGCGTAGACTGATCCAGCTGGAATATTAATACCACCGCCTACAGGATCTAGTCCATATATAGCAGTTGCTATACCAGCAAAAGCTGACACGCTGAGAGTCTTGAAAGCGCCAGTACCGGTGCTGTATTTTTTCAACACTGGTGAGAATCCAGCGCCAGTTGCAGTTGTTTTCCACCATACACTGCCACTTGGACGTGGACGGCTATCAGTTGAGAACCAGCCAGTTGTTGGTGATTGTGCATAACTGCCATAGAAGAAGTAGGGAGTATAAAACGATGCACTTCCACTGCTGAGTGTGATACCGCATCTTGCAAATGTGTGGTTAGCATCATCAGTAATGGTCAAAGTTTTGTTCAAGGCCAAATCATTTACAAATAACTGCAAGTAGCCTCTGCTGCTTACGCTGGCACTTACGCCAGTAACTGTTGCTGCATTGATATTCAATACCAATTGAGAAACTGTTGTTCCTGTTACTGTAATTGACTGTCCATTAATGGTTATGGATCCACCTGATACCAAATTGGTAGGATTGGCAATTGTGCCAGTCACAGTGGGTACAGCATTTTGCCATGTTGTAGAACCAACCAAGGTCCATGTGTTGTTTAATACTGATGTTGCACTGCTGCTTGAACCAGCACTGTCGGTTCCAGCTTTATAGTACAAACGAACCGGGTTAGCAATAGTGCCATCGCTGTTTACAGTGACTACAGCATAGTCGCCAACATTGCCAACTGACACTTTGGGTGCACTTGGTGAGCCAGTAACTTTTGAGTTGTCAGTGATCACAATTGGTGTTACTGCATTAAATACAGAATTTGTGGCATCTGTTTCAAATAAACCAAAATCAGTGTTCACAGTATCTAGCCAATAAGTACCGTTTGCAGGTGCTCCAATTGGTCTAACACTGGTGCCTACCAATTGATTCAAGTCAATGTCAGCACGAATAGCAAACAGTTGATTGGTTAAACCCAATGCTGAATAAGCAGCCATCAAGCCGTATTCGTTTATTTCGCTACCGTTTACTGGTGTGCCACTTGCGCTCAACGGGAAACTGGGTGTACCCATTTGAGTAACTAGGTCTCGTTGACTTGTGAATGCCAACAGTTGGCCAGCATTTGCTTTGCTGGTACCATTAGCAGCAGCGCCATTGTACTTTTTATCTTGTGCAGTTGCCAATAATACTAGTGGAACCGAGCCAATATTGTTGTTGACATATTGACTTTGATCGTTAATGGAAATTTGAATTCCTGGTGATACTAGTGCCATGTTAAATTCCTTTATAATGCATAGTTAAAGTTATTTATCGGAATGGCCCAATTTTAGCCGTTTAGATTGCCCTTAATTAAGGTTATGCTTATAAATACAGTTATGAGACCTTTATGCCCCACATGTAATCTGCGCCCGGTGGCCATCAACAGTCATCGTGGTGAACAAACCTACTATCGCAAGGTGTGTGATGCCTGTTCTAGGACCGGACGCAAGTTAAAGCCGGATGCACCCACCTGGGCCAAAAGCGGGTATGTGAAAAAGCCGCAGTGTGACAAATGCGGCTTCAAGTTCAAATTGGTAGAGCAGAGTAATGTGTTCTACGTGGACGGCAATTTAAAAAACAACAACTGGCACAATCTAAAAACTGTGTGCCTCAACTGCCAACAAGAACTGTATCGTGGCAGAATCTCTTGGAAGCCGTCACCTATTGTACCAGATTTTTGATCTGACGATATAGATCTTCCACACTGCCGTTGTTGTCTACTTCGGCATCAAACTCGGTGCCAATCCAGGCATACTCGCTGGCATGCACGTCGGGATACTGATAGCGCATGCCAATTTGCTTTTTCTCTTTGTTGGGCTGACTGTGTCTACCATTTGATTTGTTGTCAAGCAGGGCACAACTGTACCACTCGGGAAGATCCCCGCGTTGTACCCAAATCACTTTACCGCCCGAATTCTTGATTGATACTATTTCGTTGGGAAATCTGCAGTCACTGATTACCACATTATCTCGACTGTTACGCAATTTGTTTTCAAGGCTGGCTATCCAGATGTCGTCATGAAACCCTACTCGGCACACTTCGGTGCCCCAGTACTGCAATACCCAACGTGGAGTGACGTCTCGGCCCAGTCGTTCGGTCCACCAGGTGTCCAGTTCTTCACGCCATTCGCGACTTTCCTTGGTTCTACCTTCTAGCAGTTCTCGATCCCAACCAAATATGTCGGCCACTGCATCTTTTAATGTGCTGGCAAAGCTGTCACGTTTGAATCCGTGAAAATTAACCAAATAGTCAGCCACTGTGTCCTTGCCGGACCCGATAAATCCACATACACCTATAATCATGAAAATGCTCCGTATAGGAGCATTATTGCACAAATAGCACACTCTGTCAAGAGTTATTTTTTCAATTGGACAGGTCCACGTGCTTGCATCGGGCTGGTTCGATTTACTGTTGTGGGTTCTTGGCTTTTACGGCTGCCCCAATTGGTTTTTTCATGATCGCCCACATGGTGTGCGGCATTGTCAATCATTTCTTCTTCAATGGGATGATAGGGTTTGACCACGGGATCACCACCTGCCCAGTTTTCGTCACCCATGCTTGCATTGGGGGTGTTCCCGGCTCCGGCTCCGGCTAGGGCTCGTATAAATCTTGAATGCAAGTAACCACTACCATGATACAGGTTTTGTCCAGGCAAGGTATGAGCATGTCCTAGAACTGATTCGTGTTCGGCATCGATCACTCTAGACTTAGCAGTTTCGTTTATGATTTCTGTAATTTTCATTGTGTTATCCCATTATCCATGTGAGTGGTTGTCCGCCATCCACGTACATCTTGAGTTCTTCTTCCAGTTTCTCCATGCCTTCTTTGGCTTCATTCTTTAATGTAGCACCGTTAAGTGTGGCACCACCTTGTGGGCCAGCAATCTGACTGAACTTTTCACGTGCTTCGCCGAGCATGAGTTTGCAGTTTGCAAGAGTATAATCTTTAACCCATATACCTGCATAGGGGTCATCTAATATAGCAAAATCTGGGCGATAATTATACAACCATAATAGTACAGTTTCCTCGCCACGTGGACGTTGCATGATTGTCAATTTGCGTGTTTGCGGATGATATGTAAATTGAATGTAACTA